GAGCTGAATTGGGATCAAAGAAGGCCTTCCAAGGGCTAAACTCATCCTCGGATATCTTTTCTGGTTGTGACGTTGCTGGCTGTCCACCGACAATAGCCGACTGGAGCGTTTGCACCAAGTCGGGCCTGCTCTCCAGTAACTCCGCAAGTGGCTCGTATTTGCCCAGTTCTTTGTTTTTTGCGACCTCTCGATCATACAAAGATTGGAACTTTCTAGCCTCTGCTTCGTGATCCATTTCTGAAAAGTCAGATTCGCCTGCCCGATCATCAGCGTACTGATAATCAGGCTCTGTGTCGGCAACTTGCCCGTCATACATACCTTCGATCTCCGGATATTCAGTTGCTTCTTGTGTAGTTGCCTCTGCCATAATTCACCTCCTAGATGTTTTTGGATTTTGGGCGGAACCCTTTGCGGATTTCCCACACCAAAACGTCACCTTTAGCGACTGGCTTGGCGCCCCTTTATGGGGCTCCCTTTCCTGCCTGTTGTTAGTCTCCACCAACACTTTGTACCGCATCTTTAATGTCTCGCTCACCGAGCTTGACGGCAGTATCCATCTTGGCGGACTTTACCTTCCTGTCTGCTTCACTTCTGGATGAAATGTCAGACAGCTTACTCTTAAGTTTTGATACCTCAACACGCATACGGTCATGGACAGACTCACGTCTAGCAGTTTGAAGGTCTCCTTCAAGCTCCTTAACCTGCCCTTGGAGACCCTGTATTTGTGCCTCGTAGCGTTCATAATCATTCAATCTTTGCATAATTCCTGCTTTGTCAAATATTTCTGGATTCTTTCCCAGTACTTCCATTCTATCAACAAGCCCAAGCTGAAATGCTTGTAGATATACATCATAAATAGCCCACTTGCTTTCTGGAAGCGTAGACCCCGGCTGTATCCGTATATCATGCTGACCAATATTAATCCTGTCCTTATAAATATCGTTTACAGCATTTCCCACGTCATCGTACAGATTTATAGCCATCCCCGGCTCATCATTATTAGGCTGGGCTAAAGAAAAAACCTTTTTATATGTATAATGACCCTTAGATAGACCATATAACACTCGCCCTAGTCTATTGATACTAAATTCTATATCCCTAAGTTTGGATTTTGGTCGTTCCGAACCCAGTGCAATCATACGTTCCGTACCACGGACTGTCTCTGGTGCCTTATCTGGCACTCCGTGCATCATCTCTGGGACACCAAATGAGAAATCTATATAAAACTCACACTGTTGAATAAGGCGATAAAACTCTCCCGCAAGAGGTTGTGGTGCCGGATAATGAGGTTCCCCCTGTGTGGTATCTACCTCGATAACCGCATTGGGATTTGACCAGTCTCTCTCTAAGTCCTCCATGTTGGGTACCGATCCCATAGGAACAATAAGCTTTAGTCCGGCTGACGCCTGCGCATGTGACAGGGCTAAAGACCAGAGCTTGTTTAAAAGTCTCTGCATTGGCCTCGCCCGTGACACATCTGACTTGGGATATGGTGTCTCAGTCCATACATTTGGAACTGGGATGATAGGATACATATCCGTGTTTAAAATTTTCTCATATAATACAACCTCGCCAAGTGACGCCGATACTGCCACTCTAGGCTGTTGTATTTCTTCAAACTCCAGAAATCCCCGCTCAAAGGCGCCGGGACTCTCTTTCAATAATGCCGCAAACGCCTCTTCGTCCAGAATACTTTCTTGACCTGTCTGAGAGTCAACTACACGATAAAAAGGAATTGTAGTTGGATAAAATCTTTCTAGTATCTGATACTTCTCCTGACCCCACCAGTCCTTATCTTTTACCTCCGCAGGAGTAAATGCGTTCATAGAGTTCTGCATGGTAGAAGCCGGATAATCTTCTTCTAAGACAGTAGATAATTCTCGGATGAGACCCGGAATTGTTTCTCCCGTTTCGGGGTCAACTTGATCACCTAATTGTGGGTAGAGGTTGACGACCTGCTCACCGGTCAGTATAGTAGAAAGAATGATGCCATCGGCATCAGTAAACCACCTGTCCCGACAGTCAGGCGGCACATAAACACGAAACGGATTGACATAAGTAAACTTGACGTCACCTCTACCAAAATCTGCATTATTATCAACATAGGCATATAGATATCCAAGACCCGTAACAGCATAGTCTTGAATCGCCTGCTTCATCTGAGCATCACCATCAGATACATCCCAAACATAACCCAGTATTGTTCGCCATACATTAGACACCTGAGCATCCGAATCCTCACGAGGAATAACCGTAAAGACAGGTGGTTTGGCTGTAAGCATACTTTTAAACTTTTCAACTGCCGGAGCAACTCTATCCATTGGGACATCGGCTTGATTGCGACTTGACAAGTCTGAAGACTCATCAGAGGTAAAGTGATTGCCAAGAAAAAAATCTATATCCCGCCTAGCTTCTTCATCCCAGTCCTGTCGAGCATCACGCCACCGACGATAAAGCTCTTGATTTTCTTTTGCTCTTGGGTCGAGTTCTATAGGCATTAGTAATTCTTTGTCATATCGCTAAAAGACTGATAGCGCAGTGGCAAATTTCTTGCTTTCTTATTGCTCGGAACTTCTTCAGGGGATTCGGGGAACTGTTCCTTGGGAAGCTTATTCTTGTTCATCTCTAAAATCACATCCAAAATAACATTCATTCTTTCCTGATTGTCGGAGCCAAAGTTTATATTGTAAGTATTTTCCAACATATCCATAGCATCTTCTGGATTGATATTTTGGGCCTCTGATACACACTGAACAACTGACCTTGGCGTTACAGCTCCCTTCAAACATCCCTGAACACGTGCCGCCTCTATAAGTCTAGACTTTCCTTCCGAACTTTCAACATCAAACCCCGAACGCTGTTCAATATTCGTTGGGGTTTGTGGCTGAGGTTGAGGTTGATTAAATCCCATAAGGGGCTCAGCAAATGGGCTTGTTTTATGAGGGTCTCCCAGCATGGCCGTAGATAATTTCTTTATTTCTTGGAGTGCGTCCTGTGGAGCTGTATAATGTCCTGCATCCAAAAAACTCTGACTAAAGTCTGGAGAAGCTATCATTTCTTTCAGCTCGTCCTTCCTTGGAACACGGCCACCCTGAAGGCCATATACCTGTTCTGCCTGTCTTATTTTAGAACTAAAATTCCCGTTAGCCACTTCTTATACTTTGACCCTATAGACTAAAAAAGGTTAAATAAAATGCTAAACAACCAGTAGCGGGGTAAATATAAGAAACCCGCTACTATAAAGTCAAGAATTAATTCGTGATCCGGTTAACCAATTATAAGCCTTAGTAAACTTGAACTCACGCCCTGATTCTTCTGGTGAAAGATCAGATGTATCCATTTCTCCACTCCTCGGGGCCTGAGAGTAATAATCTGCATAATAAAGAGCATCCATAACATCGTCATGCTTGGGTACTGGATGTTCAAAAAACTCGTCCACAATCTCAGTCATTTCTCTGCGGATATATAGCTTCCCACTATTGACCACTGGCCCTAGCGCTGTTTCCAGCCTATCAGCCTTCTTGATGCCGGGAGGCGGCTTTGCACCCTTGAATATGCCGGGAATAAGCCTTCTGTCTTTTGCACTTATCCTCGTTACCATATCCCTCACCATTTCCTGAGCCGCTACCGTTTCGATTGTTACCCTCCTCATTGGACGATATTTTTGCGCCATAGCAAGTATCTTCTCGGGCATATCAAACGTAGGTATGCGATCTCTAAAGTACTCCAAGATATATCGGTTTTTATTAGAGTCTATCCCTAAAACTACTATTACCTGATAGTCAGACGTCTTTGTGGCTGTATGGGCAAGGTCTACACCCATGTAGGTATGTATTGGAATAGCCTTACTACCATCAACCAAATAGCCAAAATTTCCATGCCGTTCAAATTTAAGACTATGATGCTTAATCTTGTCCGTCTTAAAGGAAGCGTTAGAGATATCACGAGCATCGTTCATGTACTCCTGAGCGAATTTGTTTACCAATCCAGCCTCAATAAACTCCTGACGCTTTCTTTCAAGCTTTGCAAATGAAAACTGGTCATTCCAAATAGGCTTCCCGTCTTCCATGGCACGTCTGAAAGTCACATCCCACGGATATTTACGCTTGGTCTTCAACGCCTCTTGGTGTCCTTCATATATCATCTGGAGGAATGAATCATAGTGAACAATAGTTCCAGAGAGCCATATCCAACCCTCATTCCCCGGAGATTCCTCTAGTGCTGGATATACCGTAGATACCACCCACTTCTTAATCTCAGCCCTACGCTCTGGCGTTTTTGTATTTAGCTCAGACTCAAAGTCATCAAGAACAACACCAGTATATCGAACATCAACCTCGGTACGCCCCCTAAGCCTCTGGCTGGTACCCTTGGCTATAATCCGATCTCCCTTAGCAGTTACAATATCTTTTTCTGTCCACCTCTTTCCAGCAGAATCCCCAGCCATATCACCAAAATAGTATTTTAGCTTCTTGTTTACTTCGAGATGATTCTTTAAATACTTCAGGTGATCTATAGCCTGACCCTGCTCTTCACCGACCCATGCTATAAATTGATGCTTATCTTTCTCTCCAAAACATATTTTGTGCATGATGGCCGCTTTTGCAAGTATGCTCTTGCCGAACCCACGAGGTAGGATATTACACAATCTACCACCGGGCTTGGTGGAGATTAGTTTTTTAGCGACCTGCCTGTGAAAATCAGGGCTAGTGCTCTTATTGAGGAAGTCACGGGGGAGAAATGCACGACCAAAGAAGATAAGATCGTTATATGCCTCTTTGTAGACCTCATCCTTTTCAGCGAGGTCATTAACAATATTTACATTCTTTACCGCTTTTTCTTTTTGTGTCGGCTTGCTTTTTGTCTTTTCTTCCAACGATGCCTCTTTATCTTCTTTCTTCGCTTTTTGAGTACGCTTGACATGTGATTAATGAACCAGCGACCGGCGAAGATACTGAACACAATCCATCCGTCTATCCATATGTGCCGGCGAGCAATCAGTACATTTCTTCTTTTTCATCCAAGACCGCCCTTTATCTGACATTAACTGCTCCCCAGTGGTATAAGCTTGATAGATTTTATCAGCCCGTTCATGCATATGAACAAATGTTTCTTTGCACTGAGAGCACGTTCCGAGCCAAGGTCTCATCATTTTGCTTCACCCTCTGGCAATTTCTCCATGTCCGGTGATACCTCTTTCCAGCTATCAAGCTCCTCACGGGTAAAGTCCCGTACCTGATGGAGTAGGGCCACAGTCTCTGTTGCCTTGGTAGTATCAAGTATGCCAGTAGCCTTAGCAAGTGTTTCCAGTGCCCTGAGCTTGTCAGAGTCACGCACACCCTTTTGCTCTATAACCTCTTTAAATTGTTCAAGTATCCATGAATGACTTATACCCAGCTCATTTGCCTTTTCTTCTATTTCTTTTCTCACAAGCTTCTGTATCCTTTTAGTTGAAAGCAACATCCTTGATGCCCTATCTGCATAAAGTGTATTATCCGTTGCAAATGCTGTAAGGTATGCCTGAACAGGAGAAACACCCGCTGAAACATACTCAGCAAAGATGCGCTCTTGATGGGTTGGGGCATTGCGCTTTTCCCTAGCTTCCTTTGGGTCTCGCTTGGTAAAGCTTGATATACTGATAGCGGGCTTACCCTGTAGCTTTCCATCTGGTCTAACCCATGCCATACCAAGAAGTGTCTTAACAACCTCATTCTTGGCCTTTCGACCGGTATTGTACATTGTATCCCGATCAACGATCTTCGTAACCTGACCATCATCAGTTACGACCCAATCACCCGCATGCCCATCACGCCAGTCATCAAGAAGCTTCGTTTTAGGATAATCCTTACGAAATGCCTTCTTGCTTCCATAAACGTGATAATCAACACCTCTTACCTTGCGGGTAAACACTTTGGCCTGTCACTCCCGTCCTATATGATTGAATCTCCAAGTACCATTGTGGATTGTATACCACACATCCCTCCGGACAGGCCAGCGATCACTACTCCTAACATACAGGAACTCCTATTTGTTACTAGCGACCCAATTCTAATTTTCATTGCCATCTATCAAATCACCCCAAAGGTACGTCATCCCGTTCTGAATATCAACAACCTCAACCTTAAAATTGCCATTTGTATACCAATCAACAATAGCAAAGGCGTGTTGCCAGTTATGGAGCCTTCCCCTTAAC